GGATGGGGGGTGACACCTGAGGGGGTGTAGAACGGGTCGATGGCTTTACGAATTTTGTCCATGACTTCCATGATGATGATACTCCTCTTGGAATTGGTAGTTTGATCGGTTCCGCCCGATTACACCAGAAGGTTTCCGATGTACGTACATAATATGTGTTGAAAGAGACAGTATTTACGCCTCAACGCCAATGGCGTTGAGACATAAAGTTTCCAGATGGAAACATCAGTTCACATTGATCACTCTCAACCCAGAATCATGGATCATCCGTATCTTATCACACAGGTAGGCGTTCTGTTGGGCACCTTGCTTGGCAATTAACGACAGGTGGGAGATGGACCTAAGGAGGGCTTCTTCGATGCCAATGACTCCGGAGTCGTAGAGCTCGGAGTATATGCCGACCACTGGGTCCATCATTCCCATGGCTTCGAATATATCCTTAACTGAAAGAGGCTCTCCATCCTCCTCAGCCTGTAGCTGTTTAACCAGCTGAGCAAAGTGATCGTTCTTCATATTGTTTCCTACTCTGTTTGTATGATCCTCCGAAGCCTGATACGGGCGTACGCTCCGATAGTCCCGCGTCCACCTCCCCTTGGGTTAAGGATGAACTCCAGGTCTGCTATTCGGTACTCCCCTCCCAGGTCCATGTCGAAAGAGTCGTTTTTGTCTATTATGGTGTATTTACGGTTCAGTGCGAAGACCTCCAGATCGGCGTCTCTTATGACTAATTCGATCGTCTGAAAGTTCTTAGATGCCTCTACCTTGAACTCGGACTCTAGTTGCGGATGTGAGAACGGGTTCCAATACACAGCTTCTTTGAGACGTCTGTTGTCATTCGGAGTTGTTCCGAATGTAAGATCCAAGAAGTTCTTTTCAACATCAGTCTTCTGCGTGCTACTCCTGACGATTGCCCTTTCCCCGTAGATCTCCTTCTGGGAGTTATGGGGCCTGGATAGTCCAGGTGTGGAGATCGTTCTGACGACGTAGGAATCCGCTTTAGCGTCATAGAATGTCATCTGTCTAGAAGGAAGCGCTGATCTGTCTCCCTCTTTCTCCGAATACAGTTCTATAACTACATTTGTAGTTATACCACTGACCGGAGCTCCCCCAATTACAGCGTTCCTATCCAAGATCCAGACGTCCTTGAAATCGAAGAAGAGATCGATCCCGTTATTGTAGATCCCGTAGGCTTTCTGTAGGTACCTGACAGCTCCTACAAACGTTGTCGGCGGTACTATGATCTGCTCGTAGATCTTCTGGTTATGGAAGGACCCTATGTGAAAGTCCATCTCCGTCCGAGCGAAGTTCTGGTTGATCATATACAACATGACGTCGTACAGCGTAGTCTCCGCGAAGATTCCACTGCACAGCGTCTTATTGAAATACAGATGTTCTCTCTTGAAGAGAAAGAGCTTCATTGGATACTGTGGCATCGAATCAGCTTGGTCCGAGCTATCGTCCGCATTTAGCTCATCGGTAGGTTCTATAACTTCCTTAGAGATGTCGATGGGCTTCAGCAAGACCCCGTCATAGTAGTTGAGATGGTACTCTTCGGGGGTTTCACCGGTCGGATCGAACTTGTTTATTCCTATGGTAAAGAGAACGTCGTCTGAGTGTTCCTGAAGTCGGAGGTGTTCCGCCTTTGTTAGACGAAGTTCCACCATCAAGTATGCAAAGACTGCTTCAGAGAAGTTGTAGTGCATGACTACCGTTACAAAGCGATCAGTCAAGTCCAAGGGTTCTTCATCCCCTTGGATAACGGCCTGAAACTTTACACCATACTGATTCCACGCCGTAGTGATATTGGCATCAGCTTCTCTGACGTTCTCTTTACCTATAATGGCCATGTTTAAGCCTTCCTTCTACGGTACGTCCTCTCTTCTCCTCCAAAGAGGTGAGAGAGTTTCATTGGGTTCTCGCTGAAATGTCTGTGGTTGGCCGCGTAGAGGGAGTCAGTATCCTCCTTGTTGACTATCTGGTTTCTGATGGCCTCAGCCAGGGCTGGTCCAGCGTCCTCCAGATTGCGGGTGGCATCGATAGCCTCCCACTCCCGTCTCAACTTGGAGATCCTACCTGGCTCCTTAATGGTAAGTTTCTCCAACTCCTTACAGAATGATGCTGCGTCGTACGGAGTCCCCTGGACGATCACTCGCTCATTGGCCAGTTTCTCCAGGTACTTCACCGCTTTCAACAGACCAAATCTGCTCCAACCTCTCAGTCCTGTCTTGTTAGCGGTTCCAGCTATGGACAGAGCTGGAAGGATCATAGAAACCCCAAGAGGTCCACCGTCGTGCTTCCCATCTGTCAGGTAGTTAAATACATCCAGTTTGGTAACAACCCTAGAGTGATCTCCTTTGAGGGTCAGAATGTGACAGTCCAGTCCGAGCCCAATGTACTGCATGTAGACCTTGTTGTTACTCAACAACAAAGAAGGATGTCCTGTGAAGGGCCTCTCAGAAAGGATCATGTACGGGAGAGCAACTGGATCCATTTGGCCTGTATCCAATAGGTAGACGTATGGTATCCTTTCAGATATGGACTTAAGCAGGTCCAGATTCGTATTGACGTAGATTGATGTAGCTGAGTACTCTCCTTCAGGGTTACGACTATCTCTGAAATCGGCTTTGTACGTTGGCTCGAGCTTGAGACATCGGTCGCTTACCTGGTTCGAGTAGAACATGATAACGTTAGTCTTAGCTCCTTGTCTGGTCCAGAAGTAATTTCTGTAGTGACCACACAGGTTGACGAGCTGAGAACACAACAAAGGACCTTCGTCTCTATCAAGGACTTCGCCAAGATCTTTGAATCGTTCCGTAAAGAGTGGACCAACGATACTTCTAACGTCTATGAACAGATTGACCTCTCCGGTAACGTCACCGTAGGGGTACAGAATCTCCGAGAGTCTCTCGTACTTGATCATTTTGGATATGAGTATGGGAGCTAGAACTGACATGGTGTTATCTCCTTCTATCTAGTGTTTTCGTCCTGTTGTTTCGGTGATAAGTAAAAGGGATTCCGCTAAAGCGGAATCCCTTTGTCGATGTAATATATGTCTAGATTTCGGCAATCTTTCTTCTACTTCTTGAATTTCTTCTTAGTCCAACGCCCTTCTATAAGACCCTCTAAGAACTCGTCATAGTTCTTGTCAGCCACTTTCAAGTAATGGTGATTGCTCATGACCATGGCTTTGTCTTTAACCCTCTCAGTTTCAATGTCCCTCTCTCTGTATCCCTTGTTATCAGTGGCCTTGATTTCGATGACCAGATCAAGAGAAGGAAAGAAGAAGTCAGCAAGGTAGATATGCTTCTTCCCGCCGTGGTTGTACTCCACAGGGAAGGGACATGGGGCGATGACGTCAGCACTCGGAAGGTTCAGGAAGATATCACAGTACTTGAGAAACTCCTCTTCATACTGTCCAGTAAATGTCATTGGAGTTCCGTCACTCCAACCATACTCACCAGAAATTCCTCTGCGAGCTAGCATCTTCTTCTGAACATCAGGATCGTCCAAAAGATGGGTCTTCCCGTACTTCCGTTGCATTCTCTCACGGAACATCTTGATGTACCGCTCTCGGCACATCGGTCTGTTACAGAGCCTATTGTACTTCTTGGTATGTTCGTTGAATTCTGACTCTTTACCACAGATGATGCAGGTACCACGGGTCTTGTTATTCCTGATATTGAAGATGTACCTAGCGGGGCTCATTCCTCCAAGCTCTTTTTCGTGATGCTTTCGGAGGTGCCCTTCCAGGGTCGATTGCGACACAAACTTCGAACGACAAAGTGGGCATTTTCTAGGTCTACTCATGGGCTTGCGCCTCCGTATATCTCTTTCCGGGATGGGCTTTCACCCTGGATCGTTAATGGGTTGTTGCTGACTCTATGGAATGGCGTTTCTTCGCTGAGACCAGGCCCTCATTCCGGAGCTTTCTCGCATGCGGGTAACAGAACATTGGCAACATAGATCCGGGAATTATTCAAAAGGAGCCAAGTGACATGGCCGGAGACAGGACGAAAGTCATGCCGGAGCTGAGATTGTCAATCGACAGCTTCAGGCGAAGTGCATATCACAGTGGGCTTCAGGCTATAGCAGCCAGAGCTCAAGTGCTATTGCTGATGGAACCAGGAACTTGTGTCGATAATTTCGACATGGGGGTTGGTATTGGAACTTACCTATTCGAGATCTTAGACGACGGACTCATCGCTAGGCTTGAGCTTAGGATCTCGACTCAGTTGAGAGAATATCTACCTGATATCCTCATCGAAAAGGTAACGGTAGCGAAGGCTGAGGCTGAGACAATCGAGAGAGCCACCAGCGTCCTTAATGTAGTGATAACTTTACAGAAAGCCCTCGATGGCGTAAAGGCGATCATATACCAAGTCTTCAAAGAAGACGACGGAACGACTCACGGTGAGTTCTTCGTTTAGCGCGGAAATCCCACGCGGAACATGGTAATTGCGAAGAATCCAACTGAAAAACGGGAGATACTCCGACATGGCAAACGAAGCAAGTAACACTCAAGGATCCTCCGAAGAAGCCCCAATGAGACGCAAGCCTCCGGTTGATCGGAAGAAACTCGAGAAGACGCGCAAGGAATTAGAGGTTAAGGCCAGAGCCGAATCTTCGAGTACAGTACAGTACCCTGAAGATGGAGAGGCTGCTGTCAACCCGATGGAAACTGCGAGGGCCCGGGCTGAAGCATCTCTGAGAGATTCAGTGGTTGAAGACCTTCCGGAATCAGGAACTGTCGTAGAGACCGGTATAGAGACTACTGTAGAGACTGGTCCAGTGATTGATGTAGAGACTGGTCCAGGGACAAAAATCGAACCGAAAAAGGGAGAGCCAGAAGTGGTAGTTAAATCCGATGAAAGACTGAAAGATACTACTCCGGTACTGGAATTGGCACCCGAGCCTGAAAAGATCGTTAAGGCTCCGGAAGGGACTCCTAACTTCTTGGAAGCTGCATACGATACAGCCAATCAACAAGCCCAAGAGAAGAAGGACTCTGAAAAGAAATCAGGTGGGGATTCTATCCCGAATCCTGACAGAGAAATCCTCGATTCTCTCGTAGTAGATCTGAGTCAGCTGGACATCCAGGAAGCGAACCTGATTCAACGGAACAAGTTTGCTCAGACCGCTCTCGAAACCGATGCAACATACCAAGTGATCGCTCTGCGTTCGGCTTACTCAGCTGGAATGAAAGGGTTGACGTTCAAAGACAAGGATGTCCTACGAAACAGTAGTGCTGACCCACTCAATGAGCGGAAGCGGTTCTACTCCACCGTCCATGACAAGATCGGCCCTTGCAGTGTTGGTGAAATGACGTTTACTGAGTTCTTGAAGGTCACGGCCTTCGATGACCTCGATACGCTTCTCTTTGGCATCTTCTGTCAGACCTATCCAGGCGACACTGAATTCACAGTAACATGTGGTAAGTGTCACAGGCCGGTGCAAGTGAAGGTCAAACCCGCGTCGTTCATCAAAGTACATGACGATGCCATCTTTGCGTGGATCGATGAGGTCATTAAGTCCCAGATCAAGCCCATGGAACTCCTTGGGCGTTCACTGGTCCACAGGACGAAAAGAATCATCCTCCCGAAGTCCAAAGTGGTCATCGATGTCCGTACGGCCAGTCTTCAAGACCACTTGAACATGCTTGGCTTCTACACCAGTGCAAGTAATATCAAAGGCCAGAGGGAGACCTTTGGTTCGATGATATATATTAAGGACGTGTTCCTGCCCAACATCGAAGCAATCAGGAGGACCGGAAAACCCGTGTTCGCCCCTCTCGAAGACTGGGCTGAGAAGTTCAGGGTTGTCTGTGATCTTCCTTCCGAAGATGCTGATGAATTGAACAGATGCATCAACGAGAAGGAAAGTGAGTACTCAGTTTCTCACCGTCTCAAGGCTATGCCATGTCCTTCGTGTAAAGAGGACATCGGAGACATCAATATCGACATTGAGCGGCTATTGGTTTTTCGGATGGAGCAGACCTCGACGCCTTCAACAAGCGACAATCAGACGACGTAGTGTTCTATATGGACGTCTTCGAGGGGCAGCTTAGTCTCGAAGACGTCTTTGAACGCTATGAGATCGGAACTCTCCAGCGGCTAGGAGAGGCCCGATCTCGGTTGCTTGAAGAGAAGGACAAGAGGCGGCGTGAGATCATGGAAGATCAGGAACGCGAGCGTAAGCGGCAAGAAGCCGCTAACGCTAGGAAGCAGAGGAGGTAACGCCGCCTCCGTCGTGGTAGGGTCCGGCTCGCTAAATGTAGGGGCCTACTAAAACTTGCGAGGGGCCAGCTCTCAGAGCTGGTCTCTCTCCTTAAAGCAGAAGGGAGAAAGGTTTGTAATGGGGACGACTCACCAGGAAAGAATGCCATACCTGAAGAAGTTGACTGATGTATCTGACGGAGAGGATCCAGAACTGGACCTCCAAAACTATTCTGACAGTCTGGAGTTCTACAGGAACTACCAAGTGCTCAGCGAGTTCCTCGTATGGATCGAGGAGTCGCTGGGCTTGGAACACGGGGAAGTAGAAGTGGGAGAAGGATTCAAGAGTCTAAGACTTCATGAAGAAGTCGACCTAGACCCTTATGACGCTGAAAGTCATGAATTCAAAAACTTGATCTTCACCATCCCAGTGATGGAATCTTCTCTAATCGTTGAGTGGATCCAGACTCAGATAGAGAATTTTAAGAGCAAGGCGAGAATCAGGAGTGTAGTCTTGGATATAGACACGGGATACTTCCTGATCAAGATCACCGGGCACGAGGATCCTCTCGTGGAAGAGACTGACTTCGACATTGCGTAACAAACGAGGAGAAAAGAAGAGATGCCAGAGAAAAACAGCAACCTGCTGGGGCAGGAAGAGACAGCCGAGAGGATCGTGATGGTCCTGAATGATGTGACTGATGCAGTAGGGGCAACTCTCGGCCCGGGTGGTGGTAATGTCCTGATTCAGGACCAAATGCTTCAGCACTTCTGCACCAAGGACGGGTATACCGTTCTGAGTAAGATGGCGTTCAACAATGAGCTGGACCGGACAATCCTCGGTTTCCTTCAGAGGGTTTCCTCCAGGTTGAATAGGACAGTCGGAGATGGGACAACGACAGCAGTCTTGGTAGCCGCTGATCTACTCAAGAGCCTTCTTGAAAGTGGTGGTTGCAATGCTGCCACTCTACGGGAGATGAAACAGACCTCGGAGTTTCTGTGTTCCGAGATCGTGAATCTGCACAACACCAAAGGGGAATACACTGACGTAGTATTCCAGGAAATCCTGAAGGATGTTGCTACGATCTCTGCCAACAACGACCCGGTAATCGGAACTATCGTTGCTGATGCCTTCAGTAAGTCTGGTGGGCATGGAGTTATCACAGTCAAGGAGGCTACAGGTCCATCCTCTTCTATCAAGGAGTCGAGTGGTATCGAGCATCCCAGGGGTATGATGCATCACTCTTTCGCCAACGATCAGAACCGCGAGAAGTTTAAAGCGGCCGGAGCCGTCCGTATCTTTATGTCGAGAGAGAAGCTCACGGCTGACGATGTTCGGATGTTCAGCCCACTCTTGCAGCACTGCATGGCTTCCAACCAAGCCCTTGTCATTATGGCTCCAGCTTTTGACGAGATGTTCTTCTCATTTCTATACAAGAACAAAGCTCAGTTCCAGGAAAAGCTGGTGATCTGTCCGTTGGACATCGCTGTCGAGTCTCCCCACGCCAGAGAGGTGTTCGATGATCTCGTAGCTTTTACGTCATCGACTCCGTTCGACATCAACGAACACGCTACTCTTCAAGATCTATTCCAAAGCGTCGAGACGATCGATATGCTCTTGGGAGTTGTCGGTGAGGTCACTATCGAAGAGAACAAATCTCTGTTCTCCGGGATGTCCCCTGAGTCTTTCGATGCAGCCAAAGAGAGGCATGCTCTCATCTTGGAAGCTTTGAAGGATATCGAGGAAGATCAAGTCAAGGACAATATCGAAGAGCTGGTGAGACTCAAACGCCGATTCTCTGGACTGAGTGAGAGTGGTATGATCACCATCTTCGTCGGTGGAGATTCTCCTCAGGAGCGTCGGACTACGTCCTTCCTGGTAGAGGACGCTGTCTTCGCAGTGCAAAGTGCTGCTCGGAGCGGGATCGTTCCAGGTTGCTGCATGGGAGTCCTGCAGATTATCAGCAGAATC